TTTAATTCGATTTCTGGTGATACAAACAAGCAACGCAGCAAATACAGCATGCAAAATTTATCAAAGTTTGTCAACTGTTCATAATATTCTTTTTCTAATAAACATTCCTTGACAATTTCTTCAAAATACTCAGAGATATGAAAGTTATTGTTGTTCAACAAGAATTTATTCAACACACGATACTGCTTGAAGGTCAATTCCTTGATTCTCAAGTCTTTGTCCAATGTTGGAGAATGAAAATTTAAATAAAATGACATTATAAGAACCCTAAAGGATTAATATTGCCAAGACCATTCTGAAAGCTGGTAACCCTGGGTATTGATCCATTGGATATTCTATTAACAATGTCACCAATAGGCAAGTAAAGACTGTTTTCAACTGTGTAATTTGAGTATGTCCATCTGGTGGAGTATGTTACAAGCTGATCATTTTCATAATCCATGCTCTGCTCTGCAATATTTACAGGCGTACAATTATAGAAAGTAAATGCTTTTCTGGGCACCATGGATATGCCTTGATATGTTTTTGTGTACTGTAAGAGTGTCATGTTAACTTTCATATTCTTAAGACCTCTCCTACCAGGCACATCATCAGGCCGAGCCGCCATGCCATAATGTGCACCTAGAATAACCCATGGTCTTACAACGAAATCAATGAAAGAAGTATTTGTCTCTTTGAAGCTTATTTGTAATGTGTTTGGTGTGGGGGTTCTTCTGCCGCCTAAAATACCAGGCAAAAACCCTGCATTGTTTTCCACAGAAACAGATTCCGCGTCATATTCTTCTGAAGGTATTGTTATTTCATGGGCAAACAGACATCCAATAACTTTTTGCATTGGATAGCTCTTGAGAATATTAACTGCATTGTTGATATCAAATCCTTTTTTACCACCATCGATTCGTTCCAGCCCTTGTATTAAACTGGTTCTTAATGCGGCAGGATATCTATCTATTACTACAATCCACTGTGTAGGATTGGGAATTGCTGTGAACCACGATTCCATTTGCACAAGAAAATAATCTCTTGCACTGATGATGGGCACACCAGGTATATTGAACCCAAATAAATTGGTAACTTGTGGGGCAAATAACGGATTTGTGCCTGTAACAAGGCCTTGAAAATTATTACCTAAACCGTTGAGTGCGTCTGTTAATGGATTGTCCACCTAATTATTTAGGCAGACTGACGAATTATGAAACTTTTCTCCAATAATGATAGGAGAGAGTGGCAGTAAATTCCACTGTATTGCCAACACCTTCAGCAATGAGATAATTCAAGGGACCTACATTGCGAACGGAAACACCCACAAGCTGATACTGGGCTGTTTTGTTCATTTGATTGTCGAGCTGCACCAGATCAATTACGGCAGTCTGTTTGGGCGCGAAATAATTGCCAGTTGAGTTTGAATCGTTGAAAATATCAGATGACCATTGCTCAAATTTTTGGCGGATCTGTGAATTGGCATCAGTGTAGAAAGTCAATTCATAGGCTTCACTGTTAGGATATGTGACATTGCCAGGAAGATTGAAGTTCAACCCCATGTAAGGTACTGCCACATTAGTAATTGAACGAGCAGGCAAAGCAGCTGTCTTCACATAGATCAAATCATTGTTATCAAATGTTACTGTGCTTGCTCCTCCTGTGTTGATGTTCAATACACGGAAATTGAAGTCACGTGCAAATTCACGTGTTGTTGCTGCTGTGTAAAAGTCTGTGATTAATTGATTTACGTCTGCCATAAAATTATTTATCTATTACGATACAATCTCCTGGAAGTTTGTACCAGTTCTTGTCGCATAGAAATTGCAAAGGATATATTCTGCTGCTCTCACAGGCTTGATGTACACATCCACCACAATGGTATTGTCATCAATGATGGCAGGTGGGTTGTTGCGTTCATCACAAATGAGAAGGTAATCATATATGCCCTGTGTATTTTTAGCATTATCAAAAATCGGTGTCAAGCTGTTTAAAACTTGTGTTCTTGTGAACAGGGTGTTGGGTTCAAACACAAAGTATTTCACAGTGTCGCGGGTTGCAGTCTCGAGATTCAAGAAGAGGCGGCGAACATTGATGCGATCAAAAGCGCTGGGTCTTTTTTGCAGTGTTTTCTGACCAAAGATCACAAAGCCTTCTGCAGGGAAAAATGTCACAGGGTTCAAATTGATTTTATACAATAGATCGCGTTGTTTTTGCTTTGGATACACAGCAATGTCAACCAATCCAAATATTACGCCACGTGCAAAACCTGCAGGCGCATACCAAGGTTGGAATGAAGAATCTGTGTTTGCCATGGCAGCTGCAGCAAATCCTGAGAATGGCACCCACACTTGCTGATTTGAGGCTATGTCTGCTACTTTGCCACAATTTGCAAATGTGCAAACATAACTGGTGTCAATGCTGGCAAATAGATTCTTTAAAGGCCAGTACACATTGTCAGAAAATGAATTTGTTGGAATGTCCAATACCTTGATATTAGCACCTTGCACAAATATGTTTGTTAAAGGATCAGCGATAAAGATATGATCTTTGCGTGTTTGCGCTAGAGATATGAACGCATTTGCTACTGCTGTGTATTGTGCAGCAGGTAGTGAAACTGATGAAGGATTCTGTATTGTGAGTGCTACAACTGCTGCATCATAAGGCACTGTGTCATCAAAATAGCCATATGTTGCAAGGTTGAACGAATTCACATAAATTGTGCCCAGACCAGCTTCACAGGTGATATTGATGGGATACAGATCAACGTTATTGAGTTTTTCTGCTGCACGGGTAACTTTGCCTGGCACATTGCCAATTACTTTTGTTGAAAGATCTTGATTATCATACACACCAAGAGGGAACAATGTGGCTGTTGAACCCAGTGCAATGAGGGCTTGCTCTATTATGTTTTCTGGGGCTCCAACACGCGCTGCATACTCAGTAGGTGTTTCACCATCCAGAGGGGTGGCAAGGGCGTCAGTCAAGAAACGAACTTTCTTTGCAGGAATACCGTTCACATCCAGCCATGTGCTCTTGTTCTTGTTGGAAATATTTGGGTTAATTATGGTTTTTATGTTGAGTGAGGGGTTATCAACAATTTCCATGAAAAAGCTTACTGCAGGTCCACCATTGGAGCTGTTGATTTGTCTGTTAGCATCAAATGACGCAGTGAAACCATCTTGTAACACGTATTCCAGGGCAATTGTATCTGGAGAAAATACAGATTGACGCAGCTTGAACACTCCCAGTGTGACTGTGTCATCAAATTGATTGGAAGCAATGTCAAATGTGGGAATATTTTCTAGTACTTCAGAAACACTGCCTTGTAATCCAGTTGCATCAGCAGAGAGCGTGAAGTTCAATCTCGCATCAGGAATTCTAACGTAATCTGTGCCATAAACACTTGTAGAATTGTTGTTAAGCGAGAAAACACTGTTAATGTCATTGTAAGGTGTGGCTGGATTCAAGTTTGTATTGTCAATGAGACCCACATATGAACCTTCAAACTTACTGTTGATGGTTGATTGAGCTTTGTTGAGAATGATCATGCCAGCAGCACTGAGAGAAGCAATGCTAGTAAAGGATGTGACACCATATGTATCATCAGACCAAGTGAACCCATCACCCTTCAGAATGGAAATGTATTCTGTTTGTGTTAGTTGCATGTGCGTGGGTGCACCAAAAAGATATGTGCTGCTAACACCAGTGAGATTGGTGGTTAAATAATCATCGCAATAAGCTCGCACAGGATACACTAGAGCACTGTATTCACTACTAGTATCTACACCAAGTCCTGCACCATAGGGCAGTCTGTACACAATGACACCAGCAGAAGACTGCAAAGCGGCTTTGACAGAATGGTAGAAATATCTCTCTGCACCATTTGTAGGAGTGCCAAATATTTGTTCAAATTCAGAAAGTGATGTGACTGTAATGGGTTCAGAAGATGGTCCTTTGGAAGCAAATCCAGGTATAAACACTGTGGTTGATGGGCTTCCTGCACCTCTCAAGGATAAATCTATTTCATTGATCTCGACTCCGGGGCTTTGAATTGTGCGTGCCATATAAAGTATTTATGTTTTTTCGGATAAAACTTTTTGGTTTTTTTTGTTTTTTATATTATATCCACATCTTCTACTAATGAGATTACTAATTGTGAATATGAGAATGTTACAAAAGATTCAACTTCACCAGAATCACGGTGATTGAAATTGACTCCACCCAGGGTTGTGGGAAATGCATTCAAGTACTTGAATTCCACTGTTCTCTTGTCGTATTCATCCAGAGCAAATATGGACAGGTTGGCGGCATACACCATGTTGGTAGAATTGTTGCTGCCTGCAGGTGGTATCAAATTGTCTGCATTAAAAATATTCAATTGCACATCATTTAAAATGTTCAGCCATTTGTATATGACCCAGTAGTTGTTGAACCTGTTGTCCACATCAAAATTCACAGTGATGGGTGGATATGGCTTTCTAGATTGACTGGAAGCAGCAAGTGTTTGCCCACCATACCTCACATCCAGATGTGACACTTCCATGTCTGGCACAACCACCCCATAAACGGAAAACTGCAAAGAGTCAGGAATAATGTTTCTGTTGGCACGATCCAGCTTGGAAAATATTTCTTTTAATCCATTGGGAAAATTTAAAACAAGAATGAATTTGTCTTTGCGTGCTTTGTTGAAAGGGCTTTGCACAAAATTAGTTGGTATGGCCATATTAAAACTCCACAGCGTATATCCAGCTTCTGAGCTGTGGTCCAGTTGCTCCATTGGCACTTCTGTTTATGAACTCGTTGTATCCATTTTGTTCAGCTCGAGCATATATTTTATATGTAACGGCTGCAGTTGTATTTGGGGTG